ACACTCGGCTTGGCTATCTCTTGCAAGGAGATGAATCAAAATTAATGAAGAAGGCAGCTATCATTACAGCTGCAGAAGTTAGACGTAGACGATTAGACGTATTAAAAGTAGGAGATATCCACGATGAATGGCAAAATGACGTACTCAACGAACACGTATACGAATTTAAAGATGACGTATGCAAGCCGGCTTTCCGTGCTTCTGGCGAGTTCTTTAACTACAGTCTCCCTATTGACTGCGATAGTAAGGTGGGCCTGACATGGGCACAAACCCATTGACAAAGAGCTACGGACGTAAGAAGGGAAGGACGTGGGTTTACTCTGACCCACACTTCTACCACCACAACATCTGTAAGTTTACCAAGGAAGACGGGTCCAAACTGAGGCCTTGGGATGATGCAGAAAAAATGACGGAAGACATGATTAACTGGTACAACGAAATGGTACATCCAGAGGACCGTGTGTATATCTTGGGTGATGTTGCTTTTAATGCAGGTAACATGGAAAAATCTGTCGGCAGAATGAATGGCCGCAAGGTTCTTGTTCCCGGAAATCACGACCCAGTTAAGATGCGAAAATACTTTGATTTGTTTGATGATGTTCGCGGATACATTGTGAAAAAAGGTTTCATTATGTCTCACATTCCTCTTCATCCAATGTCAATGGGCCGATGGCAACTGAACATTCATGGACATACTCATAGTAATACAATGAAAACTATTGTCAATGTTAAAGGAGATTACATCCAAACACAAACAGAAGACGAACGCTATTACTGTGCTTGTGTGGAGCGTACTAACTTCCGGCCTATTCTTCTAGACGATATTCTTAAAGAAAGAAACTTAGTATGAAGGACGATCAAATGGCACTAGTAATTCTGTTCGAAGACTTTACTACTACAAAGGTCCCTGTAGAAAGTCTAGCTGATGCAGAGTATCGGGCAGCTAACCACTACCCAGACGTAATGGATTGGTATGTAGTCAATGCACGGGGACAGAGGATGCGATAAGAAAGAAAAATAATATGACGACGTTTACATACACTTTAATATCTGACATGCACGTCAACCATCCACAGAAGCCTACTCCGTACGATAAGTTTGAAGAGAACGTCATTGTAGCAGGGGATACGGCCAATGGGTTGGAAGGCTTGAAGTTCCTACATAAGATACAGAAGAAGGGGCACGCGGTCTATGCTGTAGATGGTAATCACGAACACTATCTCAACGTCAATCAACGTAGGACGATAGACGAAACGACAGCTAAGTTTCGTGAACTGTTTCCTATGACAACAGACATTGACGACAAACTAACCTTGATTAATCTCAACGGGTGGTACTCTGTTGATGCCCCTGTTATGTGGGACCACTACATGAATGACTGTCGCTGTTGCTTTGGTAGTGATGAAGTTGCAGGAGCAAAAGCTATCACAAGTGAGGCACAGTTTCAAGCAGCAGTCCTAGATGACTTGCTTGAGAGTTTCTTTGACCGTAAGTTTATTGTCACGACTCATACTGCTCCGTGCGTTGAGACACTAGACCCTAAATACGAAGGAGAATATAGTAACAACTGGTATTGGAGTCCCTATATGCGGCAGGTTCTATCCACACACAGCGACAAAATACTTGCATGGAACCACGGACATACTCATGCCCGTAACCATGCTGTAATAGACGGAGTCCCGGTATACGTCAACCCCCGAGGATACCCCGGAGAGAATCCTGATTGGGAGCCTCAAACTATTTCAGTTGAATATTAAAATAAAACTTGACATCTAATAAGATTCTTGATATAATACTGGCATAGGGTAACGGATTGTTGCCTTATGGTTATAAGTAAATGTGAAAGGTATATGATTAATAATGGCTAATAAACCACAAACTGCGGTGTTCCGCGGCAAAGCACAATACGCTAAAGTTCTTGGCGAACCGATGTTGAATTACAACAAGGATGGTAAGGAATGGAAGCTTGATCTCGTGCTTGCTGACAAGGGAACCCTAGCAGAAGCCAAGAAGCTTGGTATTGGTGACCGTATTAAGCAGAAGGACGACTATGTAGACGGACAAAACTACATGACGTTCAAGCAAGCTGAGTTTAAACGTGACGGGACGGCCAACGACCCTATCAAAGTCACTGACATCCTCGGCAATCCATGGCCAAAAGATAAGCTGATTGGTAATGGTTCTGACGTCGACGTAAAGTTTGTTGTTATTGACTACGGTCCCGGAAAGAAGTCTGGTGTTTACATCCGCTCCATCCGCGTCCTTAAGCTGGTCGAGTACAACAAGAAAGAGTTCGACGATTTGCCAGAAGACGACGAGTTCGCAGCAGAGGCTAAGGCAGCTGCAGAGAAGCGAGCCCGTGACATGGAACAGTTCAAGAAGGACTTTGAATTGGACGCTGACGAGGGCGATGCTGTAGAAGCTGATGCTCTTGACGATTCGTTAGATGATGACCTAGAAGAAGTTCTCTAATCCAGTTACTAAGCGAGCGACAAAAAGAGTTAGCCATTGGCGCTGTGGCTGAGACTCGCTTAGTATATAGGTCCCTAGCTACGGCTAGGCATCCCGCCTTGAGGATGTGCAGGCATGGTAGAGTGTTATGCTAGACAGGCAGAGAGGTGATGTACAACCCTCCCAGCAGGTGGAAGGCCTGCACTATTTTATAAGGACATTATGTGAAGAAACAGAAGCGAAAGTATTTTTCTTTTGTACGTAAAGCAACCATCATCGAGACAGGGTATGTTGCAGTAGATGCGTACAATGACGCAGACGCACAAGACGCCGCAACAGAAGGTAAGTTTACGGAGTTTCTTTGCGAGAACCGTGATTACACAGACAACGATTGGGAGTTTAAAATGGTAGAGAGTCCGAACGATGACTAAAAATATCGAGACATTGGTTGCTGATATTTACAAGCTTTTTGACCCCAATGAAACCCACGTAGCTAACGAGGACAACTTAAATGAGTTCGCAGAAAACCTCAAAGATATCTTTAGACGCCGGCTATCTGAGCGTGAAGAGAGAACAGGGGCCCTTCGCTTTTCAGCCCTTGGAAAGCCTGACCGGCAAGTATGGTTTGAGGCAAAGGGATACGACAAAGAAGAATTCACCAGCAAAACCTACTTCAAATTCCTGTACGGAGACATCATCGAACTGATGTTGTTGTTCCTTGCCAAAGAGGCAGGGCATACAGTGGAAGGATTCCAACAAGAAGTAGAGGTAGACGGAGTCAAGGGACATATCGACGCTATCATTGATGGTGTTGTTGTTGATGTTAAGTCAGCCTCTCCCTTCGGCTTTACAAAGTTTAAAACGAATAGTGTAGTACAGGAAGACCCTTTCGGCTACACACACCAGCTAGCTGGGTACGCAGACGTTCTTACTCCTAACGAATCTGCAGCATGGCTAGCCCTTAATAAGGTGGACGGGGAGGTTGTCCTTGCGACGCTATCCTCGTCCATCATTAAGGATTACAAACCAGCTCCACGTATTGAGCATCTCAAGGCTGTCATTGAACAGGACGAGCCCCCTGAGAAGTGTTACTCAGACGTAGAGGACGGTAAGTCTGGCAATCGTAAGCTGGCCACTGGCTGCTCTTATTGCTCATTCAAGAAGCATTGTTGGCCTAACCTCCGCGGCTTTGCCTATTCAGGTGGACCACGGTATCTAACCACTGTCGCTAAGACCCCTGACGTACCGGAGTTTGAAGTTTAATGACTCAGGAAGACTATCAAATAACTGTAACAGAGGATAGGCCAAAAGGAGGAATGTGGCATTGTGGTCCGAACGCCTCATGGATTACTGTTACACATTTACCTACTATGATTTCCGCCAGAATGTTTGATACCCATCAGCATAAAGCACGAAAAGCAGCAATGGATTGTTGCGAAATGATGGTTGAGCAGTCTAAATTAGATAAGTGCCAGTTCCCTGAGAGAGTAAACTAAAATGAGTAAAGTAAAAGAACCTCCGTTTCGCTCAGGGTTTGAGCGTACGATATGGGAAGAAGCTAAGGTCAACGATGTCGGTATCGAGTTCGAGCCATCAGACCTTAAAATCAACTACGTTATTCCGTACCGGTACATAGCAGACTTTCGTCTGTCTAACGGTATCATCATTGAGGCGAAGGGTTATCTCCGGCCTCGTGACCGTACGAAGATGCGTAAGATTAAAGAGCAGAACCCCGCCCTCGATATTCGGTTTGTGTTCCAAGTGGCAGACAAGCGTCTGTCTAAGTCTAAGAATAGTGAAACCTACGGAGAGTGGGCAGAACGTCTGGGTTACCAGTGGGCTGAGAAAACAATTCCTCTCTCATGGATTCTAGAGAAACCTAAAGGATAGTACATGCAGTTATGTTAACGAGGCTCTGGCCGCGGCAGCCCTATGCTTGTCCTCTGTGATACACCACGAGGCTAAAGGCGAGGGCTATGAAGGTCAGATAGCAGTTGCTAATGTAGTAATGAATAGAGTTAAGTCTGGTAGGTATCCTAATACCGTATGTGGAGTGGTCAAACAACGTGGCCAGTTCTCATGGGTAGGCCGGAAACCTTTTACCAGTGCTAAACAGAAGTTAGCAACGGAAGTTATACAAGGCAAGCATCCTAATAATGTAAAGGGTGCTTATTACTTCACCAATTTCAGTGTGAAGTTTAAGAAAAGAATACTTTATATTATAGGAAGGCATCGGTTCTATGGATGAAGAAACTATTACAATTTCTTTAGAAGAATACCAAGACCTGCAAGAAAGTTCCAAATTCCTCCTTTGTTTAGAAGCAGCCGGAGTAGATAATTGGGATGGATACGACTACGCATTGGAAGAGTTTCAAAATGGATAACGATGATTACGAAAACGGTTGGACCAAGGGGGAAGAGACAGCAGAACAGCTGGTTAAATCCTACCACTTTATGTTAGAATCCGGTCAACTACAGCTTACCCAAGCTGAAATCAAAGGCTTTATCGAAGGCTTTAAGAACACGATTGGGCAATGGGTATGAAACCTAAAATTCTGTTCTTGGACATTGAGACCAAGCCAGCTGTCGTCTATACATTCCGCATGTGGGATACCAGCATTAATCCCGAACAAGTCATACAGCCTGGGGGCACTATCTGTGTCGGGGCTAAGTGGCAGGGAAGCAAGGAGACAATGTTCTTCTCCGACTGGGGTGATGGCCACGAGGCAATGCTTCGCAACATCCATGCAATCATCAGTGAAGCAGATGCTATTGTCACGTACAATGGAGATAAGTTCGATCTGCCTAAACTTTGGGGAGAGTTTCTTCTCAATGGTCTGGTCCCTCCTGCGCCACCTACCACGATTGACGTTCTTAAGTCTGTCAAGAAACTAGGCTTCGACATGAATCGTCTCGCCTTTGTAGGGCCCCTGCTCAACATCGGTAAGAAGGTAAAGCATGAAGGCTTTGGCTTATGGCGCTCTGTTATGGAGGGCGAGGCTAAGGCGCAAGACCGTATGAAGAAGTATTGCATCCAAGATGTAGTGCTGCTTGAGAAGCTGTACGATAAGGTTAAACCCTTTATTAAGAATCACCCTCACCTTGGTGAACGTACAGGGGAAGTATGTGGAGCCTGTGGTTCTAAGCACGTTCAAAAGCGTGGCTTCCGGACTACTAAGTTCTTTAAGATACAACGTCTACAATGCCAAGCCTGTGGCTCATGGTCAGAAGGTTCGA